CCGGCTCATGTTGCTCAGCATCCTCCGGCGGGTCCGCGATGTGTGATTGTCCCACGGCCTTGTCAGGTTCCGGGGCCTCGAATGGAAGGCGCAGCGAGTCAGCCGAATGGTCGTCGGCATCTTCGGCGAGGAGGTGCTGGTAGACACTCCGAATATGTGAGCACGCTGCTTTGCCCATCGGCACCAGATGCGCGGCGGTTTTGTCGTCGCCGATTACCTGGGCGATCAAGTCGTGAGCATCGACCAGGAGATTTCCAATACGCAGCAAGTTCGCGCCTTTGCGGCGGAGGCTGCGGCGCATGGCGCGGTGTGAGGGGTGAAGGTAGTCTCCGTCAGACTTGGGCCGTGTCTTAGGAATGACCGGCATTTGCCAGTCGCCGGGAGCAACCGCCACTCGTGCCGGCTCTTCCTGGCTCGCAGCCGGCTTCCGCTTCTCAGGCTTCGGTGCACCGTCCGGTGGTGCGCCATATTGAATTTCAACGGTCTGGCCATCTTCGGACAGTTTCATTTTTTGTGGGGCCAGGCGAATACTTCTTTTGTCACCCATGTTCAATGCTCCGTAGTATGTTTGGCGAGCAGCGCGGCCACGTCACCTAGAGGGGCCTTCGCCGCTGCCGTAAGTTGCTTTGCGATTTCCAACGTCGCAAGCCTGTCATCGATCCAAACGCGAAACCGGCGAAGGATTGTCTCGTCGGCCTCTATTATCATGCTGCCCATTTCGAGCACCTGATGCGGCGTTAGCATTGTCAACCTCTCAGCCGACCAAATCACGAATACGCATCGACCGCTCGGGTTGTGTTAGATCCGCCGCACGCGCGATATGCATGGCCAACTCTGCCTCGACACGCTTCAGGTCACGCTGACACACCAGCGTCAACTTTTGGATTTCCAGCGCATCGACCTGCCGGCTCGACTGGAGCTTCTCCACGTCTGTTTGAAGTTCCAGAACACGGCTACGCAGCGCATCAATCTCGCGGCTGGCCTGTTCCAGTTCACAGCGTAGTCGGTACTCATCGCTCGTCATTGGACGTGCCGACACATTCCACAAGCCACGTAGCCAGTGGCGGAATCGTGTCCAGCGGCAAATCAGAATCATGGGAGTGTCGTCCACTTGTCACCCTCAGCGGATTAAGTCGTGACCCCAAGCGTCCTCGCGGTCTTCTTGCGCTTCCATCTCGGCGTTTATTCGGCGCAACTCCAGGTCGGAGGCTTCTTGGGAAAAATGCCATTCGACGCCCGTTCCCGGTGGCCGGCCGTGCCGACCGATTTCAAGTGGCTTGCCGTTGGCATCACGCACCTCTGGACTCAGCACGAGTTGTCTGTCGCCGAAGTACGAGCGCCCCCGTGCCAGCTTGCCGAACGCTCCTGATGCCGCGTCTACCATGTCGTCGTGCCCTCCGGCCGGAAAACATTCGAGTTCGTCCAGCAGGTCGCGTGTCCACGGCCGGTTCACCACCAGCACGTTGCCGCCCTCTGCCATTGCCGCCAACGGTGCCGCCCGCGTTGCCTTGTCGCCGGTGCTGCGCTCGGCGTGAAAAATGAAGCCGGCTAACACGTCGCGGTAATGGTAGATGACGGCAACGCCGCTTGAGCCCGGCTCCTGTTCCATCCAAATTGGCACCGGGATGCCGTCCAGTTCAGCCGTCTGGCGAATGAGTAACTCCACCTGCTTCGGCGTCGCTCGCACGCGGCGAACGTCCAGGATCACGTATTGGCCTTGCTCCGTGCGACCCATCAAAACGCCTGCGCTGTGGTCAGGATTCTTGCCCGGAGCCGGCGCGGTTGCCGCCAGGTCCCACCAGCGCACCAAGTGCCGGCAATGGGGCGGAGTTTCGACAACGTGAAACCACTCCCGCCGAAACAAGCTGCCCTCCGTGTCGATGAACTCGCCGCCCAACTCCTGCGCAGCTTGCCGCGTCGTGTACTGCGCGGCGACGGTCGAAGCGAATGACTCGGGCAGGAACGGGTTATCTCTTGTGGTGGAACGTATCAAAGCCGTGTCGGGCTGACCCAGGCCGAACACTTGGTACGTCCAGTGCTTCTTGCCCTTTGGCGTGAACGCGGCCGTGAGCCAGCCTTGCTCGCCGTTCTCACGTAGACGGCCGATGCAGATGTCGAACACTTCCTTGTCCATCAAACTGGCTTCGTCTAACACACAGCCAGAGATGTTAGGACCACGCAAATGATCCGGCTCATCTGCTGATCGAAATAACAACTCCGCGCCGGTTAATAACTTCATGCTTGGTGGAGCGCCGCGCTTGATGTCCCTGTCCGAAATCACGCCAAGCATGCGAGCCACGGACAAGAAACTCCGGAATGTGGCATCGCTCAACATCGAAAAGGTCGGCGCGACTACCAGGAACAACCGCCCCGCCTTCGCCCGGCGGATGCAGTCATATGCCACGCACCAACTCTTGCCGCTGCCGATGCCGCCGCAGAACGCTTTGAACAGCGCCTTGCTACGCAGGAAGTCGGCTTGGGCTTGGTGCAGGTTGACTGTCAATGATGATGTTCGTGCCGCCGCTGCCATCGGGCAGTTTCTCCGTCTTGTTGATAACCAACTCGCTCACGTTCAAGATGATGTTGCCCGTCACCGCTGCCGTCGGCTTCTCGGCGAGATCCAAGCCAAACAAGGCCGCCCGCCTCTGTTGGATCCGCAAAATCCTGTCAGCCGCCTTCCCGTCCCCGGCCTCCGCCGCATGCGAGAACGCCGCTTGCAGCTTGTCCAGTTCCAGCGCCTCCAAGCGCCGCATCTCCTCCGCATCCTCTCGCAGCTTCGTGTTCAACTCCTTCAGTGCCTGTTTGACCAGGCGATGCGCGTGACATACAGAGATGCCAAGAAGCTCTCCAATTCGGCGATAACTATGCCGCTGACGCCGCAGGCCAACAGCAGCCGCTTGCTTGAACTTGCCATCCACAATTGCTGCCGACGCGCTGCTGTGAGACATTTCCGCCACGCCCTACGTAACTCACAAATCAGAAACGCTGAGAGCCAACAAAAAAAGGCGCGACTCCCACCGCTTAGGTGGAAGCCGCGCCTCGTGGTCGTCGGCAACCTATCCGCGTATATGATACCGCTTGCCGCCACGCGCCGAACAGGGCGAAAAAATCAAGCCGCGTCTTTCTTCAGCACCGCGTACACCGTCTTACGGGCCAAACCCACTTGCCGAGCGATAACCGCGATCTTCTGGCCTTCAGCCGCGAGGCGCTTCACCAGGACTTCCTTCTCGGCCGTCACGGATATCCGCGTCCCCGGCTTCCGACCGCCCCAGCTTTTGCCCTCTGCCTTCGCTCGTTCAATCCCGGCGAGCTGGCGCTCTTTCCGCACTTCCGTTTCATACTCGGCCACACTGGCGATGACGTTGAACATCAAGCGGCCTGCTGGCGTCGATAGGTCCATGCCGTCGCGGAGCGATACGAAGCCGATCTTCCGCTCTACCAATTCATCGCGGAGGGTCACCAGCCCCTTTGCTGTGCGCCCCAGGCGGTCCAGACGCCAGACAACGATCTTCGTGACCTTCCCGGCCAGCACGTCAGCCCACAGCTTTTCCCAGGCCGGCCGCTCCATGCTCTTGCCGGTGAACTTGTCGCGATAACACTCGACTTGCTGGCCGTTGTCTTCCTGGATCTTGGCGAACGCCTTCAACTCCGGTTCCTGGCTTTTTGTGTCTTGCGTTCCGCTCGAAACCCTGGCGTATGTCGCAATCATCCTGTCCCCCCTTCTTCCGGCATCGGCACGAGTCCGAAGAAGTCGTTGACACGCTTTGCCATGTTCTCCCGCCAAACCTCATCAGGGTCGTTGTTCAAAGACAGGACAATGATGTGATCGAAGGCGTGGCTCAGGCGAAGTTCGGCAAGGAGTTCTCTGAGGCGGTCGGGCGATGTCCGCATCTTGGAGTAGAGCGACAGGATAACGAAGCGACAATTCGGGTCGCGGTGCCGGAAGAGGATACCTTCGAGTACAGCAGCTCCAAGTGAGTTGAATTCTAACCCGCTCTTTACCTCGAACACCCACCGCATCCCCCGCACGTCGAAACTCAAGTCGGCTTTTTTCATCGTTCCAGGGACAAGCTCGACAGATGAAGACCGCTGGTGGAGTTTGATTCCCCGCTCGCTAAACACGGCTGCGACCGCCCGACG